GCCTGACGTCTCTCTGGTCATGTACGGCTAGCGAACTAGCCGTACGATGCTACACTAGCGCCGCCCTCGACATAAAAACTGTCGAGTGTCGCGTCGAACACGAAGGGTTATCATTTTTAGCGATAACCCTGGCAAACTACGGTAAAGCCATCGAAGGATGGCTAGAACGTGGTTTTGTCGACCCTTCGGACGCAACCGAATTTCGATTCGGGAGTCGTCTTACTGGTCTCCCCCCATTCCTGGGAGGTTTCCTTGGTCGTGTGTTCGATGCTGCTAGTGGTGTACTCATGGATAATCCCGACATCGAAGCAATCTATGCTTTGCGCCAACTAACGTTGGTGTTTGGCAAGATCGCCCTCCCGGACGAACCCAGCAATGGGCTAGTCTCCCTAAAAGGCAACCAACAGGTTGTCTCGAAGGAACGCGAGAGGCGAGCGATGAAGGAATACATCCAGTGTGAGAAGGAGGTCCAGGAAGCTACGGACCGTCTATTCCCCCATGATAGGGAGGATTTTAGACGGATCGCGAGCTTGCTTTACGACGAGCTTTTCCTTAAGGTCAACAGTGATGTTGCCCTGGGAAAGCTTGTACCTAAGCATGGACCAGGCGCTGTCGCAGACCGCATTTCCAGCAATGGAAAGTGGAATCTGCGAACCTGGCCATCCCGCCTCCGGCAGTATTTTCCGCCGGAGGAGTTCCTCATAGTTAACGAAAAACCCGAAAGGGTGGACCGTTTACAAGAGGAATTGACTCTCCTCGAACCCGGCGCCGAGTTGCCCGTTAGGGTTATCTCGGTTCCTAAAACGCTCAAAACACCACGAATTATCGCGATTGAACCCACTGCCATGCAATATGCGCAGCAGGGGCTTTTTCGGTCGTTTCGTGATTTCCTGAAAGAGGATGGTATCCTCTCAAGGATGATTGGAATTGAGGACCAGGACCCTAACAGGTCAATGGCTCAGTCAGGTTCTCACAGTGGAGACCTGGCCACACTCGATCTGAGTGAAGCTTCCGATCGTGTTTCGATTCAGCATGTACACGACCTGCTAGGCCGACACTCCGAATTGCACGGAGCTGTCATGGCCTGTAGGTCGTCTAAGGCTGAAGTACGAGGACATGGTACTATTACCTTGTCCAAGTTCGCGTCTATGGGTTCAGCTCTCTGTTTTCCGATTGAGGCCATGGTCTTTTTGACCGTGATCTTTGTCGGGATCGAGAAGGAGCTGAGTTCACCGCTTTCCCGAGAAGTCTTAGTTAAGGACTTTCTCGGGCGGGTGCGCGTCTTTGGGGATGATATTGTTGTCCCCAGAGACTATGTGCTGTCCGTTGTTCACGAACTCGAAAACTTCGGTTTTCGTGTCAACGTGCGCAAATCGTTCTGGACCGGTAGGTTCAGAGAAAGTTGCGGAAGAGAGTACTACGACGGCGAGGACGTAAGTATTGTCCGAGTCCGAAGAGTACTCCCTCGACAGCGGCAGGACGCGACCGGTGTGATATCAACAGTCGCTCTGCGCAACCTAGCCTATTGGGCCGGGCTGTGGCAGACGGCGAGTTGGCTGGAC